AAAATAGAGGTCATAGATTTTATACTAGACCAAAAGATGGATTACCTAACAGCTACAATAACAAAATACATTAGTCGGTGGAGATTTAAGGACGGGGTGTGTGACTTAAAGAAAGCTAGATGGTTCCTAGATAAACTAATAGAACAAGAGGAAAAATGATTTGTTCCCAACCCTATAGGAAAATAACTAAAACGGTTCGTGGTAGAACCAAGAAAAATAAAAAGCCATACTTGACCTCACTACCACACCTCCGGAGGTCCTGTATGGCACTATTTTTTTTTACAAAATCCTGCCTGCTTCGCAAGCAGCAATGGTAGTAGTTCTTAATTGAACGAAACGGAGGTGAGAAAAAACTCACCATTTATAATAATAAAAAAAGGAGAAGTATATGCTTCTTAAAAATGTAAAAGTAATGTGGACCAAGATTGGTTCTAACCCTGACTCTAACTATAATGAGGACGGGCATGAATGGACAATCGATTGTCTTTTAAATGAAGAGCAAGTAACAGAGCTCACATCTAAAGGAGTTCAAACAAAGACTGATCCAGAAGGCAGAACTTATGTAAGGCTTAAAAGACCTACAACATATGCCAAATCTGGAGATCCAATGCCAGCACCTAAGGTTGTTGACAAGTTTGGAGAGCCACATAATCCTGACAACATAGGAAATGAATCTGTATGCAATGTACAGGGACGTATAAGAGAATGGGAATACAAGAAAAAGAGTGGTGTTTCCTTTGATTTAGTTGCCGTTCAAGTAATGGAACTAAATGAATACAGCCCTGACGCTTCAGTTGAATTTGAATATGAAGAAAAGAAAGAGGTTGAATTCAGTGTCGCAGACGATGAAAGCATTCCCTTTTAATTTCTAATCCAATGGTCCTGAGCATGACAGAAAACTGCTCACCTATAAGGAGTAAAGATGGCATTAAGACAGTATCAAAAAGACACTCTTAATAATGTCATACGGTCACAAAGAAAAGGAAATAAAAATATATTACTTCAAGCAGCTACAGGGTCAGGTAAAACTGTCATGGCATCTGCATTTGTAAATCATTCAATAAAACAAAATCAAAAAGTTCTATTTCTTGCACATAGAAGAGAGTTAATAAAGCAATGCTCAGAGAAATTAACATTAGAAAAAGTAAGACATGGAATTATTATGGCTGGAGAGCCTAACCATTTTTGGCACACTACTCAAGTCGCCTCAATAGATACGCTTAGATCACGTTCAATAACTTCTCAAAGAGAAAAGTTACCTGAAGCTAATCTTGTTATCATAGATGAGGCACATAGATGCTTGAGCAATACCTATTTAAAAATTATTAGTTTATATAAGCACAGCCAAGTGTTGGGACTGACAGCAACCCCTATTCGTTCCGATGGCAGAGGTCTTGGACATATCTTCAAGGATATGGTACAAGCTCCGTCAATTGGTTGGTTAATTGAAGAGGGTCATCTTGTACCATTAGAGTACTACGCCCCCTCAATTCCAGACCTTAAAGGAATACAAACTTATATGGGAGATTACAATACAGTACAACTGGCAGAGAGAATGGACAAACCAAAACTTGTCGGTGATATTGTATCCTCTTGGATGAAGATAGCAGGCAACAAGAAAACTATTGTCTTCGCTTCTTCGGTAGCTCACAGCAAGAATCTTGCAGAATCCTTTGTAGATATAGGGATTAGAGCTGCACACATAGATGGCACAACAGACAATAAAGAGAGGGAAAGAGTCCTTAACGAATTCAATTATGGAAATATGAAAATAATTTGTAATTGTATGGTTTTAACTGAAGGATTTGACTGCCCCCCTGCTGAGGTTTGTGTACTTGCAAGACCAACTAAATCTCTCGGTATGTATATTCAAATGATCGGTAGGGTTCTTAGACCTTATGAGAATAAAGAATATGCAACAATCATAGATCATTCCGGTGCTGTATATACGCACGGATTTGTCGAGAAAGATATTGAATGGAACCTTGATCCAAAGAAACCGTTGACAATTAAAGAAAGAAAGAAGGCAAGAGACAAAGAAGAAACTCAAATAATCTGCGAAGGTTGTTTCTCAATGTTCTCTGGCTCGAACATATGTCCTAAGTGTGGACACATACAACAAAGAAAATCAAGATACATAGAAGTTCTCGATAAAGAACTAGGGTTTGTCGACAAAAAGACAAAGACCGTTAAGAAGAAATTATCATATGCACCTGAGTTCAAAAAGGAATTCTACAGTATGCTGTTAGGATACTGTGCAATTCATAATTATAAACCGGGGTGGGCATACCACACTTATAAACTAAGATTTAACAACTATCCTGACTATGGAGAAGTTGAAGCAATAAAACCAAGTAAAGAATGCACAAGTTACATTAAGCATTTACAAATAAAGAAAGCAAAAAGTAAAAATAAATATAATAAATAAGGAGGAAAGATGAATAGATTAGATGTTACTGGAAAATGGTACGGAATCTTAACTGCTCTAGGAATAGACAGAAAATATCTTCAAGACAGACACGGACCTTGTCCTATTTGCAATGAAGGTAAAGACAGATTTAGATTCGATGACAAAGATGGCAGAGGGACATACTTCTGCAACACCTGTGGTGCTGGCGATGGCTTTGAGCTATTGCAAAAAGTTCATGGCTGGAGTTTTGTGGATTGTTTAGATGCTATAAGACCTATTATAGATAATACAACAACCCAACCAAATAAAACAAAGAAAGATCCAGTACCAGCTCTGCGTAAAGTTGCTCAAATGGCAACTCAAGTTGTACATAATGGAGATGTAGATAATTACTTAAACCTGCGTGGTTTAAGCGACTACCCAATATCTCTTAAAGAGGCTATGCTATATACATGGGAACACGGTGCTAAGTTGGGACCATTTCCATCTATGTTAGGATTGATTCAAGATGCCAAAGGTGTCGGTGTTTCATGGCATATAACATATACGCATAATGGTAGGAAACTTAAAGGTGCTACATCAAGAAAGATAATGCCACCTAAAGGTACGATAACTGGTGCTGCAATTAGACTTCACGAACATGAAGGTACTATTTGCCTATCAGAAGGAATAGAAACTGCAATAGCTGCGAGTAAAATCTCTAAGCTACCTGCGTTTTCTGTAATGAACGCACACTGTATGGCAACGTTTGAACCGCCAGAAGATGTGCAAAGCGTAAAGATATACGCTGATAATGATAAGTCATATGTTGGACAGAAGTCTGCATACCAGCTGGCTGAGAGGCTTGCTGCTAAAAACATTGACGTAGAAGTATTGATCTCTCCAGTCCCAGGTGAGGATTGGTTAGATGAATTTAATAATTTAAAACTTAAGGAACTTTTCAATGAAGATAATTAAAAATGAAGACCTCCCTCAGGGGTCACAAGAATGGTTAGATGTTCGTAGTAAATATGGAATGGCTTCAGAAGTCGGAGCCCTGCTTGGAGTATCCAAGTGGGATCCAAAGACTCCTTTAGCCTTATGGAATATAAAGAACGGTATAACCAAAATAGAAACTAACTATGCCATGGAGCATGGAAATAAATACGAAGAAGAAGCTAGAAATATGTTTGAAGAAGATATGGGTGGCGAATGGCAACCCGTTGTTGTTCTAAATGAAGACTATGATGTTCCTATTGGTGCATCTTTGGACGGTTATAGAGAAGAAGACAATAGTATTTTAGAAATTAAATGCCCATTGAAAGGAGCATCATCCGAACTTTGGCAAGAAGTTTTTAAAATGGAAAGACTTCCAGAACAATATTGGCTGCAATGTCAACAACAATTACTGGTTACTCAATCAGATAAGTTATATTTCTGGGTGTATGATGCAAAAAGTGCAGCTGGATTGCTTCAAATTGTTATTCCACATAAAGAAACTCAAGCAAATATAGTTAATGCTTGGACAGAATACTTTGCAACTAGCAGACCTGATCCTTTACCTGAGGATTTGGTTGAAAATGATGACAAAGAATGGCTTAAGAAGGCTAAAGAATGGAGAGAGATTAATGTTACTCTCCAAGTTTTCAAAGAGAAAGAAGAGAAAATTAGAAAAGATCTTATCGAAATCTCTAGAGGACAGTCTTATATAGGCGGTGGCATCCAACTAAAGCATGGAGTATCTAAAGGTAGAGTTAATTATAAGAACATTCCTGAACTTAAAGGCATAGATCTAGAGCCTTTCAGAGGAGATTCTATAACTAAACATTACCTAAAGGCAATATGAAGAACACCATCTGTCTGACCTATAATATAAATCCAATTCCTGCCTCTCGCCCACGGGTGACGAGGTGGGGTACTTATTACGGAAAAAGATATAGTAAATTCAAAGAAGATATGAAAGAGAAAACTTCTTATGAAGACAGACAGAACACAATGAACACTGTAATATGGATTGACGGGCTCATATTTGCCGATATGACGTTCTTTATACCTATGGCAGTGTCATGGTCTAAGAAAAAGAAATCGTTGAAAAATGGAGAGTTCTGTGACAATAATGCAGACTTGGATAATTATGAGAAAGCAATACTAGATTCTCTTAATGGAATATATTTTAAAGATGATAGACAAATAGTCTCCCAAAAGTCTCAAAAAATATGGGCAGACAAAGGAAAAATAAAAATTATTTTAAGGGAGATTTAAATGGAATTATTCGGAACATATATAGAGGCATCATACATATTAATATGGGCGATCGTTATGGGTGGTATCCTTTATACCGTCAAAGAATATGGAAGAAACCAATATAACGAAGGAATGTCAGATGCAATATGTATGCATCATACTGGGACTTTAGTATACGAAATAGTTGTTAACGAGA